CCTGGCTCGCGACCAGCGCGACGACACCCGTCATCGCGACGAGGACCGCGACGACGAGCGCCGCCAGCGCGTCTGTCACCTTCGGGTCAGCGAGCAGCTCAGTCACGGCTGGCCAGCTCGGCCCCGTCAACTACCCGGGTAGAAGTGGCAGAATCAGCTGCGGCGCGAACCTCCTCGACGGACTCGCCGCCGGGCGTCACGGCGCCTACCCAGTCAATGAGGGACACGCCGTTAATGCGGATCGCAGAGAGCACCTGGAACACAGACCAGGCGACGCCCAGGAAAACGCCTGCCTGGGCAATGATGAGTCGCCAGGTTGCCGGATAGGTGCCGGCCACCCAGACGGCCAGAGAGACGACGACTGCGACGACCGCGAGCAGCGCCTTACGGCGGGCGGGCGTCCAGTACGGGCGGTCAAGCGCTGCCTGGACCATCGGCCAGATCAGGCCGACGACGACAGTCGTCAGGAACGGGTCCGTGTGAAGCCCGAGAAGCAGGTCATTCATTGTCATTCCCCCTTCTCCGCGCCCGCGAGCGCGGTGTTAATCGCGGCGTTGGTCGCCGGGCCGTAAACCTCGTCGTCGTCTACGCCGACGGCGCGCTGCAGGTTACCGACGACGCGGTCGTGCGCCTCGTCCGAGGCGTCGCCCCAGACACCGTCGGGCTCCGTGCCGATGACGGACTGGACATACTCCACGCCGAACGGGAACTGACGCCCGCCCCAGCTGGAGGCCGCGACCACGGCATAGATCCTCTTCGTGGTATCGGGGCCGATGACGTTGTCAGCGGTCGCGCCGACTGCCGCCTGGAGCGCCGTGACGTCGGTGTAACCGGAGGCGGTGGTCGCGTCGCCGTAGTGCGGGCGGATGACCGCGCAGACCGAGGACCAGTCTCTGGTCCTACGCCACACGCCGCCGCCGTTGCTCTGCGATCCCGCAGCGCCGGAGCTGGTGTTGAATTCAATGGTCTGAATCCAGCCGCCGTAGTTGGCCTCGACGATGCCGACGTGGTCGGCGATACCGTCGTCGTCCCAGTCAAAGCAAACCAAGTCTCCGGGCGCAGCCTGGGTCATGGGGGAGACGAGTCGGCCTTCGCGCGCGGCGGCGTTGATCCCGTAGGGGACATACGCAAAGTCCCCTCCGGGCAGGACGGACTTGTCCTCATTGTCAGTCGCGCACCAGGACGCACCCATCGCGCAGAAAGGCACGCCGGACGTGCCGTAGTACGCACCATGCCGCTTGGCATACCAACGCCCGTACTTCGACCCCTCCTCGGGGTCATCCCAGCGCGTGTACCCGATCTCGCCTGCTGCCCAGGCGAGAACATTCTGTGCGGTCATACTCATCGCGCGTCCTCCATCTGCTCGTAGGGAATGAAGATCGGGGCGACGACGTCGGGCGGCGTGTCCGTCGCGGGCGTCATCGAAGCCATAAGCTGCTCGATGGTCGGTTCCATGTGTTTCTCCTCTTTGGGGATAGGAAAGCCCCCGGACGGGCTTGTCCGAGGGCATGAAGAATTGGTGGCTGTCAGTAGCCGATCGCGGTCCAGGCGTAGGCGTGACGGCCAGGGGTCGTGACCCCCGGCAGCATCGCACGGAATCCGTTCCGGCTCATCGAGTCAAGGCAGAACTGCTGCGCCTGCTTGAAGTTCCAGCCAGCTGAGCCCGTCCCGTATAGCGGTGTCACGGTGACAGACACGCAGTCGGTCGGAAAAGGCGTCTGGAACGTAATGCTGTCAAGGTAGAGGTTTCCGAACTGGACTTCTGTCGCAGAAGTAGCGACTTTGCCAGCCTTGATAATGCCGTTCCGCACGCCTGTGCTGAGGCCGGAACCGACAGGAACGTCGCCGACCGCGCTCAGCTCCATCTGCAGATTCGACTCACCAGACCAGCGGCGCCCATCCCACACGCGAACCGCGTTGAGATCCGTGCGCCATACGTAGACAGGCTGCTGCGGTGAGGCCGTGAGGCCCACACCCGCGAGCGCGGCGACGTACTGGGAGGCAGCGGTCTCGGACGCGCACGCCTTGTACGAGGGAATGGATAGGGACAGGTCGAGGAGGTCTTGTCGGCGGGCCGGGTCGGTAGGTGAGGGCACCTTGTGTCCGCGCTGGTCCTGGTAGCTCATTGGGCGCGCCTTTCTGTGGGCTTGCTTTGGAGTGTTTCGGTGTAGTCGATGGTGAGGGCTGCGCTCGCTCCGCCCTTGGTGATGCCGCCGTATGCAGTACCGACGAGCGCGAGCCCGGCTCCCGCCGTGAGTGTCTTTGCCAAGGCCGTAATGTCGACCTGCGCCTGCGTTGCGTTGACGTTGATCGTCTGCGTTGCGCCGGTCGGCTGAGGCCCAGACTCTGAGTAGGACGCCGGTTGAATCACGAGCGCCCACGGCGGGATGTGCGTCGCGGGACGGACGGTGAGCAGTGCCCGAGTGATCGTGATCGTTCCGAGGGCTTCGAGCTGCCGCCCGTAAGTGATGAGGCCTCTGAGGCGTTGGCCTGCGGGATTGGTCCCCTGCCAGGCCCCGCCGTCGCCGTACCTCGACCAGCCGCCGGTCGTCCATGTGCCCATCCACTGCGGCGTGAGGACCGCGTGCCGTGCGACGGGCTTAGGCTCGGGTGTTTTCGGGACCGCCGGGAGCGGCCCCTCGGGGGACGGGGCAGGCCCCAGCGCGTGTACCGGGCGCCCGGTGTCCGGGTCGAGGAGGACGTGCGCGGTTTTCACGCCTGCCCAGTTGACGGCGGTCGCCGGGATCTGCACCCCGGTACCGCCGTACAGGGAGACGATGAGCTGGCGACCTCCTTCGACAAGGTCGATGATCCGCGCGATCGCCGTCGTCGACCTGTCCGACCCATACCGGGGAGGCAGATCATCCGGGGTCGAGGAGATCAGGTCCATGACTCGCACGGTCACAGCGTCACCTCCACGTCCGTTTTCTGCGTCCCCTTGTACGTGAGGGGCACTTCGTATGCTGTGACGAGGCCCCAGAGCGTTTTCGGCTCAGCCGCTAAGACCGGCTGCGTGACGATCTCGATAGGCTGATCGAGCGCGACACGTGGATCCGGCGCGTGCTCCACGGGGACTTTCACCTTGCGGCGGATCGACTCGGCGAGCATCGCCTCAGCGGTCTTGCGGGCCTGCTCCTGCGAGGTAATCAGGGGCGATGAGAAGAAGCGGGGGACGACACCGTAGGGGCCGTCGGTCCTCATCGGGCCGGTCGTCTGATCCGCGACCGCCTGGAACGCGGGCGCACCCTCGTCGTGCCCATCCTGGCCCCTGGCGACGATGCGGTTATATACCTTGTCGCGGGAGACCTGCGAGGAGACGCCGACGACGGTGCCGTCTAGGTCGTCCGTGAGCCGCAGCTTCGGCGGCGAGATAGGCGGCGAGACCGGCGGGGTCACGTACAGGATGCCGTCGCCGCCCTCACGGATCGACGCAGGCCAAGCCTTCGCGATCTCGTACACCGCATCGATCCTCGACTCGCCCCAGGTCATCGAGGGGCACCAGCGGTCGACGAGCCCGGTGTCGATCACGACGCCCATGTGCCCGCCGACGAGCCTGCGGATTTCGGATGCGAGCGTGCCGTTCCACATGGGGGAGAGCGGAGTCGTCAGGCGGTCCTCTTCGAGGCGGTGCGTCAGCGATTTTCCCGTGACCCTCACGGTCGAGGGGCCGGGATCGACCGAGGTGATGAGGAAGCGGCCCAGCTGGACGTCCCACCAGCCACCGCCGGGGATCACCGACGCGATCGTCAGCGAGACGTGAAGCGTCTGCCCGAACGTGGCAAGCGGATGCGTGGGGTCCGTTGGATCCCAGTCGCGCCAGTCCTCATCCTCACTCGCTGAGCCGACGCGCGGGACCGTGAGTGAGAGTGAGCCCTGCACCTGCTGGGTTGCGTCCCAGGCGACCGAGCCGTCCTCGACGGGCACCTCACCGAGGAATTCGTCCCCAAGCCACGACTCGACCGTCGCCTGCAGCGTGTAGGCAGACGAGAGGAGGTCGTCAGGGATGTGCGCGTCCGGTCCGGTCAGGCTCATCGCTCCTCCTGCCAGATCGTGCGGTCGAACGCCTCCCACGTGAGGCGGCGCGCGTCGAGCGCCTGCCAGGTGAGAGCGCGACCGTCAAAGTCAGCCCACGTCGAGAGCGCGAGGAGCGTCGATGCCTGCGGCAGCGACGTGATCGACCCCTTGATCGTCCACGTGCGCTCCGCGATGTCGATCCGGGCGGCGCGCTCCATCGAGACCGATGTCGGAGCCATGAGCGTAACGAGGTCCACGTCGCAGACCCCGGCCCTGCACTGCACGCAGTGGTCGGGATTGTGGAAGAGAGCGACGGGGGTCGGCGTGCCCAGCAGGAGCTTGAGAGCCGGCGTGTCCTTGAGGTTGGTGCGCGCCGTCAGCGAGACCGTGCCCGCGCCCATCGTCGGTGCGTACACCATGACGGGAGTCCGCCTGCCGGGCACCTCATGCTCGGTCAGCCTCATCTTCATCTCGCGCTGATCCGCTCCCTGCCAGAGCAGATTCACGGGCATTTTGCCCGCCGTATCCGTCATCAGCGAGAGGCCCTGCCAGCGGCGCACGACAGGCGAGGACTCTGCCTCGACGCCGCGAGACGTCGTCAGACGGTACCGGAACTCGGTGTTAATCGGCGCAAGAGAATCGCCGATCACCCGCTGCTCGCCCGTTCCCGTCCACACGCCCGCGCGCGGGATCCACTTGAAGCCCGTCGCGGCGATACCCTCGACGTAGCAGGCCGTTCCCGCAGGCGCGAGAGCCGCCGGAATAATGACCTGGACACGCGGAGCCTGGCCGTCCTCGACGACCGCGACCGGCGCGCGCGTCATATCCAGCGCGCCCTCAACCTCACGCGACGCAGACAGACCCTTCGTGCCCGTCCACTGGTGAGTGATCGCCCGCTGCGAGTAGCCGATCCGCCGCTGAGGCGTGTCTCCATCGAAGAAGGTCGCCGCGTCAGCGACAGCCTCCTCGACGGTCGCCGCAGCGACGATCATGACATCGTCAAGATGCACCGAGCCGGGTTTGTTATCGCGGGCGCCCGAGGTGTAGACCTCGAAGCGCACGCGCGCCTGAGTGGCGCCCGCCGGGGCCACGTGGACCCACGTCGGGCGATCGCCCTCCGCACTCGACGTCAGCAGCAGCGGCGCAGACGAGACCTGACTGCGACCGCCGACCGTCCACTCGACGCGGACGGCGAGACCGATACCAGGACTCGTGCGAACCAACGCAGACACCGCCAGACCCTGCCCCGCCGAAACGGGAACCAGGCCAGGTGTCGCGACCTGGCCCTGCAGCTGGGCAGGCACGTCGACAGCCAGGTAAGTTGGCGACTGCCGATCATGCCCGCCCCACGCAGCAGGATCAGAAGCGATCCGGAGCGACGACGGCGCGTACTTTGCCCACCCATTCGTGCCGTAGGCAAAAGAGGGGTTCGGGCAAAGATTCGTGCGCGCCATTATCGGCTCCTTCCTGCGAGCTGCTTCCTACGAGCGAGAACGCTCGCGCTAATCCCCTCGACATGCGCACGGAACTGCACGCCGTCATCGAGGACCAGATTCACCTGAGCCCCATCAAGCGAGACACCCGCACCCGCGCCGCTGGCCGCGAGCGCTGACACGTCGGCCCACTGTCGGGCGGTGAGGATTGCTTCGCGCTGGCCGGTTTGATTGACTGCGGCGGTTACTCCGTCGGGGAGCCATCCGCCCCTGTCGTACTTGCGTGCGCCGCCGTAGCGTCCGACGGTTGGGGATCCCCAGATCGCGGTCTTGCGTGCGCTCAGGCCGGGCTTCGGTTCTTCGATCATCTGCCCGTTGCCTGCGTAAACGGCAACGTGCCAGGCGGGAGACCCCCAGTAGAGGAGGTCGCCGGGGGTTGCCGAGCCCCAGGGGACGGGTGTCGAGCCGGACTGGTAGCCAGCTGCCGTGAGTCGCGGCCAGCCCAGGCCGAGCTGCTGCGCAGCCCAGTAAACGAGGCCGGAGCAGTCGAGGCCGGGCGGGATGCCCGAGCCGCCCCACACGTAAGGCACTCCCATAAGGACTGCCTTCATTGCTGCGCCGACGAGGCCCGCGCCACCAGAGAGCCCGGACTCGTTCACCTTCGAGGTGAACAAGGACTTGAGGCCGTCAAACAGCATCGGCGGGATGCCGTATGCTACGGACTCCCAGAAGCTACCGTCCTTCGGGGACAGCAGATCACGCGCCGGCTTGACGACCAGGTTTGCGATTGCCGCAGCAGGATCGGTGACGATCTCAGCGACCGCCTCCGTGGTCTCCTTGACCCAGTCCAGGGCACCGGAGAAGCCACCCTTCACCGCGTTCCAGATGCCACCGCTAGCGAACGCAACTTCGCCGCGGCGACGCCCGGTCTCACCGACAGTCGCGAGGCCGGAGCCACGCGACGCGTTGACCCGGTCTAGCCAGGGCTTCCCACCCAGAGCGCGCAGCGCGTCGGGGCGGATGATGCCCTCACCGCCGGACAGACGAAGCGCGCCGCCCCCGTCCGGGCTGTAGAAGTGGTAGATATCTTTGCCCGGCGAGTATCCCGGCGTCATGGTGTTGAACACGCCGCCGGTCGCGTAGGCCGGAATCGGCTTCACGTCGGGGAGACGAACGGAGAGGCCGACCTTCGCGGCGATCGTGTCGAACGCGGCCTTAATGCCGTCGCGATAGACCGTTGTGATGACGAAGTTGACGGGCTTTGCTGCGGCGCCCTTGATCTTCTCGAACACAGACTCGACCGACTGACGGAAAGACTCGAAGCTCTCCTTCACGCCACCGATCGCGCTCTTAATTGCGGGGAAAACCACGTCGATCAGGATGGAGGAGGCCGTCTGGACCGCCGACGATATCTGATCCCACACAGGTTTAATGACAGCGTCATACAGCCACGTGAATGTAGGGCCGAGCGTCGAGGAGATCGCGCTGCCAATCGCAGAGAAGATCGGGGACAGGATGCCCCAGACCGTCTGGATCGCCGAGCTGATCCCATTCCAGACCGTCACGACGGTTGTCCACAGCCCCTCGAAGGCCAGGCCGACGGTACCCGAGATCACCGTCACGAACAGGTCGAAAAGCGGATACAGAACGTTATCCCACACAGCCATGATGAAGGTGGAGACGTTCGTCCAGACCGGCTCAACGACGTCCTGCCAGAAGCTCCACAGTGCAGGCATGAGCGTGTCTCGGAAGAAGCCCGCGAGCGCCTGCATGGCCGGGTAGATGACTGCCCATGCTGACTGGACTGCGGATGCGAAGCCCTCCCACAGCGGCTTGACCACCTGCTCCCAGAGGGTCTTGAGGACAGGCCAGATGACCCGGGAGACGATGGTCCACAGGGCCATGAGGGTAGGTCGTATGATTGCGGTCCAGGCGAGCGCGAGGCCCGAGCCGATCCCCTCAAACAGCGGCTGGAGGACCGTGCTCCAGAAGTTCTGGAGGCCCGGCCACAGCGTGCCGGAGATCCAGTCCCACGCCGCCTCAAGGGACGGCTTGATCTGCTCCGTCCACGCCCTGTAGGAGATCTCGCCGACCGCGAGGAGCGCGTCCCGCAGCGTGAAAAAGAAGTCCACGAGCGCCGAGTCCTCTTCGAGGCCGAAAAGGTTCCCGTCGTAGTCTCCGGTCGTGAGGATGCCCCAGGCCGACTCAATGCCCGGGATGAGGGTGTTCTTCGTGTAGTCGACGAAGGCATCGATCACGGGCGTAACGTTGGTCGTCCAGAATTCCGCGATACCCGCGCCCAGCGAGTTAATGGCGTTCGCGACGTCCTCGTTGGTGTTGTACAGGTAGATCAGGCCGGCGACGAGCGCGCCGATAGCCACGACCGCCAAGCCGATTGGGTTCGCGGCCATCGCAGCGTTGAGGCCCTCCTGCACGAGTGTTGTGTTCTTGATCCACTCGATGACCGTCGTCAGGACCGAGAAGCCCCAGTACGCGGCAACCGCGACGCCGATCCCCTCACCCAGGGCGACCAGCAGATCCTTGTGCTCCTGGATCCAGCTGAAAGCGTTCGAGAACATGTCCGACAGCCAGCCCATAAGGTCCGTGATCGTCGGCTTCATATAGTCGACGAGATCCTTCACACCGCCCATGATCGTGGCCTGCAAGTTACCGGCGGCGTTCTCAATACGGCTCGTGTCGCGAGCCGCGTTCGCTGCGACCTCGTCGAAGCCGAGGCTCAGTAGCGCCTCGTTGAATTCCTGCGCCGAGATCTGGCCCTGGGCCATTGCGTCGCGGAAATTGCCTGTATAGGCACCCGCGTCCAGGAGCGCCTTCTGAATCTTCCCGGACGCGCCGGGAATGGCGTTTGCGATCTGATTCCAGTCCTGCGTCGCCAGCTTCCCGGCGCCGTTGACCTGCACGAGCGCCAGGCCAACTTGCTTGTAGGTCTCCGCACTGCCGCCCGCGACGGCATTGAGGTTGCCCGCCGCTTCTGCGAGCTTGTCGAAGCCCTCGACGTCGTTCGCTGCGAGCTGCGACGTGATGCCCTGAATATCCGACAGGTCATACACCGTTTCATCGGCATATTTCTGCGCGGCGGCGCCCAGCTCCTCGATCCGATCCGGATCAATCCCCGCAAACTTGAGGGTGTCTGCGAATTTCTGGGTGGCGTCGGACGCAGCGATAGCCTCGGAGACGAAACCTCCAATACCTACGGCTGCGGCCATTGCCGCCAGAGGCGCGATCGCGCTCTGCGCGAAGCCCGCCATAGAGGAGAAACCCGAGCCTGCCTCGCGCGTGCCCCTCGCAGCCTTCTCCGCTGCCTGCGCAGCCTCGTCGAGGTCACGCGTTGCCGACTCGATAGGCCCGCGACTGCGGCCTGCCTCGGCGCCCATCGTCGTGAAGCTGCGGCCCGCGCCCTCCGCAGCTTTCTGCATGCCGCCCGTCGAGGCCTGCATGCTCCTCGTCATCTTATCGACGCTGGCCTTCGCCTCAGTCGCGGCAGCGTCGATAGGCTGACTGATGGACTTCGCGACCTGGGCGCCGCTGGAACCTACGCCAGAGCGCAGGCCGTTCGCAAAGTCCTTACCCGCGTTCTGCCCGATATTGGGCAGCTGGGCCTTAGCATCGGCCTCGACCGTCTTGAAGAAGCCCTTCATGGATGGGACGACGTCGACGTAGAGCGTTCCGGCTTTGTAGACGCCTGCCATGCGGGGTTCCTCTCTTCGGTTATTCTTCGGTGTCCTCCCAGTGGGGGAGGAGGGCCTTCATTGCTTCGTCTCGGAAGTCGTGAAGGTGGTCGGTGCGAGCGTCCTCGAGTGCGAGCTCGACCGCCGAGATGGGACGCGGATACGGCTCTTTGCCGCCGAAGGCAGCGGACACCAGATCGAAGATGTCCTGCAAGATCCTCACGATGGGGGTCTGCTCACGCATCCGCGCCTCGGTGTCGTCAGCGGTCGCTTCGGTCGCTGCGACGGTCCTCGCGATCTCCTCGAAACGGTCGGGGTCGTTGAGGATCGCGACTGTCGTCCTGCTCGTCGACCCGAGGCCGTCGATGAGCGTGAGGAGGAAGCGCCAGCGGCGGG